GGAATAAGAGATTAAATAAAATTTGGTTCCAAGACTGAACCTCTGATATTTTCAGGGGTTTGATCCTTAAATCCAATTTTTCTATCAACAAAATAATAATTACCCTCTTCATCTATTTTTGGAATCATAAATTGGTCCGAGAATCTTTTTTTCTTTACGTTTATATCAATTTTATACAAAGGGTATTTCAAAATAATTTCCGATCCACCAGGAATTACCAAACTCATTGGTGATCCTGTTTCAGGGTCTTTTATAAAACTTATAGCAACCTTATTCCTCGTAATATTTTTTATTTTTGCAACAAAAAAATTACCTTCAGCCCTCTCTTCTAAAACTTGGAAAAAATTAGTCATTGCAAAAACATTTTTATTATTTGACCCTCCTGACGCCATTTCCAATCCATTTGTCTTACCATATTCAAGTATTCTTTGAATTTTTGCTAGTTGTTCTTTAGTTAAAGCTTCTGCAGCTTCTCTATCTTGTCTAGCTTTCTCTTCTTCTTTTTTTCTTTTCTCTTCTTCTTCTGCCGCTATCTGATCCTGTATTGCTTTCATTTCGGCATTAGATGCTTGAACTGACATTTGTATTGGATTACCACAACCATCGAGAACCATTAAAGCCCAAGGTCCTTTATCTCCTTTTTTTGATCCTGTTGCAACGCAAGGAGATGGAAAATTTGTGTTGGGGAATAGTTGTTTTCCGTCTTTGTTAGATATGTAAATTTCAGGTATTGATGAATGACACATCTGAGATGCACAAGAATACCATAAAACTAATTGTTTTTTCTTTTCGAAATCAGGATTATTAACAATAGAATTTACCATTTCAGGTGTTACTTGAATAATTGATCTTCTATTACATTCCTCTCCTTGGCATCCTCCATTATTTAAATTAGCAACTCCTACTTTTGTCTTATTTAAATAAACGTCAAATACAGCTTCGTCACAAAAATGGTCTCCTCTACATGGGATTTGATCATCTTTCCTATTCAAATAAACAAACATTATCTTTAATCCAACTAAACATTCAGTGGTTACTTCACCTGAAGCGACAACAGAAAAACGTATAAATTGTTCAGCTTGATACTTTGGATCATTTGGATCTAATCCTTTAGGTGTTTTTCCAATTTGTGTTTGGTATTTTGGTATTTTTGGCATTGACGGTAGTTGTCCGCTTTTTACTAATCCGTTAAAAAAGTCTTCAATAATTTTTGTAACTGTTTGTCCTCTTAAATCTGCAAGTTGTCCTGAATTTAATTTTTTATTATTTTCTTTATCGAAGTTAGTTGGTTGAGATTCTCCTGTTGTAATTTGAATCTCCATGGGTACACCTTTATATTTTTTCAAATAATCTGCAATCTGATTGAGGACTCCTGTTATCTGTTCTTTTTGATTAGGATTCAAGGAATTTGCAGAATGGTATCCACTCGCAAAAGTTTGTGCGGGTAATTGAAAAGTCTTAGGTTCTAATGTTTGGGTTTGTCTAACTTGTTCTTTAATCAAATAATGATTCTTCGTTGCATTTTCATGCATTTTTAAAATTCTAACAATCTCATCAGAATTCATATTAAAGTTTTGTTTAATCATGTTAATAAATATCTCGTATAAAAAAAAAGGGTCCCATAAGGGACCCTTTCATATAAAAGGTTAGACCATATTATCTTAACTCTCTCAAATCGAATGTTCTAACACCATCAACTGTGATTCTACCATAGAAACGGTTGTTAACCATTTTCTTAGCGTATCTAGTCATGATACCCTTGATAGGTGTGAAGTTGAATGGATTGTACATTGTTGGAGTAAGTTGTAAAGGTACATACGGTGCGTAAATGTAACCTGTGTCAAGTAAAGATGTTCCTTTGTGACCCAATAACACTTGGTTTGGTGGGAAGTAAGGATCTCTATAAACTTGATATCTACCAGCAAGAGTACCAACTCTTTCAATACCCATGTTGTATTGATCTTGTTCAGGAGCTGCGTTTGATACGTGGAAATATTCCAAGTCATCAAAAATAGCACTGATTTCAGAAGAAACAACGATCCAGTTTGCTCCACCTCTTAAAGTAGACTTATGGATTTGTGCAGAAATTTGGTTGATTGCTGTGATAAGTGTTTGGTTCCAGTCCTTCTGTGTGTAAGGTACTGCGTTGTTACCAAGTTGCTTCCAACCGTTGTAGTTCCATCTTAAGTTCCAAGCCGCACCTTTTCTAAGGTCTCTTAGGATTTCTCTATCGATTTCAGCTGCAACTTGCTCTGATAATAAAGCTGTTAATTCAGCTTCAGCATCGATGTTGTGGAATGCCGCAACGTCTTGAGCCAATTCAGGTGACCATTGTGCTCTTAACTTTCTTTCTGTAACAGAAACTGTTACTGCTTGAAGGTCAAAAGAAACCTCACCTAATCTGTCTTCAAATTCCATTTCTTTGTACACTCTGTACTTACATTTGAACGCTTGGTTGTAAGCTGTATCAATAACTGAAGTGTAACCAGAATAACCATCAAGTGAACTTGAAGTTACTTCACAAGGAACTTGTAAGTCAGCCTCTAAATAGATAACTCCGTTTGCATCACAAACGTTGTTGTAAGAACCACCATTACCTGTTGAAGGGAATGTTGTAGATGATTGACCACCGTATTGTACAATACCTTGACCATACACCTGAGTTACAACTCTGAATAACACTGGTGAAGATACACCTGAGAATCCATTACCTGTATTAGGGTTAGTGATTTTTAACACTTGTAATGAAGCTAAGAAAGCTTCTGTATCTTGTTCGTTACCATCTGGTCCGATTAATTGACCTTGACCTGCTGATTGGAAACCAGATAAAGCCATGATAACTTTTCTGTAAGTACCTGCACCATATCCTGATTGGATTAATGCGTTACCTGCTGAATCCCAAACTTGAGTTGAAGCTGTGAAAGTCTCTGCAGAGAAAGTACCTTTAGAGTAATCGAAAAGACCTGGAGGATCCAAATCTGGTTCGTTACCTTCGTAGAAAAGGTCATATAAATCTTTATCGTTTTGGTTATATCCAGCTTGTTGAGATGCAGGACCGTTTGGTGAACCAAAAGGTGCGTAGTGATCTCCACCATCTTGAGGTAATAACTCGTTAGGTGATTGATATCTTTGGATATGAGGTACAAAGTAGAATAATTTACCGATTGGTAAGTTCATTGCTTGTACTGATACGATATCGTTAGCTAATAATTTAGAGAAAACTCTTCTAACGATTGGGAAAACTACAGTTTCGAAAGAACCTGATGAGTCTGTTGTTGCAGCTTCATTGATCAAATATGATGCTTGGTTCTCAAATAACTGAGCTACGTTTTCCTTTTGGTGACCTTTAAGACCTTCTAAAAAGCCTAATTTGTCCCATTTGTTGATTGTGTCTTCTTTGATAACTTTAAGGTGCTTAAGACCGATGTTACCAACAAGACCTGATTCTAATAATGCTCCCATTTTTAGTATTTTTTTTGTTTTATTGTTTATCCAATTTTACTCATCAAGTCCTTAATTCTTAAGAATTGCGGTGCTTCATAAGTTTTATTCTCAATTAGATTAGTTGATGATCCAGTTGAAACTACCTTCTCAATTTTACCAACTGATTCGTTGATTGATTTAGTAGGTGCTGTCTCAGTGTGACCTAACTCATCTTTAAGAGATTTGTATAGGTTTTTAGATTCTTTTAATGACTCAACACTATCAAATCTTCTAAGAATGTTAATTTTTTCTTTCTTAGTTGTTGCGTGTTCAGTAAATAATCTTGTAGCGTATGCTAAGTTTGAATTGAAGATTGCAACCTCGTTAAGTTTAGATCTGAAAATGTTAAGTGCTTTTCTGTACTCATCATTCTTTTCTCTTAATTGCTTAACTTCAACTTCCAATGCTTCAAAAGTCAGGTTTCTATTAGGAGTAATTCCTTTTCTAAGACCTCTTGACTTGTCTTTAGAACCGAAACCATAAGTACGTGATGCTTCTTTAGCCTCCACTTTCTTTTTTGCTGGTTTCAATTTACCTTCCATGTTTTCACCTTTCTTATATTCGAACTTAGGTTTACCCATACCAACGCCTTTTGTTCCTTGTTTCATTTTCTTAGGTGACTTGTATTCAGTCTCTCCGTCAAATTTGAAATCAGGCTTACCCATGCCAACACCCTTAGGTTTAACTGACATTTTTGCCTCTTTTACTCCGACTTTTTCGTGGTCGTAAGATTCGTCCATTTCTTCATCTTCGTCCTCTTCATCTTCGTCGTCTTGCTCATAGATAGATTCTTCATCCATCTCAGATTCCATTTCAACGTCTAATTCAGCGTCCATAGATTGTTCGTCCAATTCTTCATCGTCCATCTCTATTTCGTAAACTACTTCGTCCATTTCTTCATCGTCCATATCTTCATCTTCTTCAAGATGATGATCTCCGTCGAAAAGTTGGTCAACGATAGCATCCACGTCATAATCAGAAGACTGATCCTCAGAATCAAATTCAGTATTCATGTCCATACCTTCTTCGTCTAAATTTTCGTCGATTTCATCGTACATAGATTCTTCCATTTCTTCTGACTCACCTAATTTAACAAGGTATTCAGCATCTTGATTGTTATCAGTGATATGAATGTCATCACCGTCTTTCTTAACGATAATTCCATCTTCTTCACCCATAGCCTTGAAGATCTTTAAAATCTCCTCGTCAGATGCTCCTGTTAAATCAATTGGTCCTTCAGAATCCATATCTAAATCCATTTCGATTTCATCATTATCAACATCCATGTCTAACTCCTCATCATCTGATTCGTCATCCATTTCAGTATCTACTTCTGAGTCCATTTCAATCTCGTCTTCTTCTTCTTGTTCAGATAGAGATTCCTTTACTAATTGTCCGATTTCTTCTTTCATTGTAGAACGAAGTATTCCTTTTGCATTTTCGGCGATAGCTTCTTCAACGTTTTTCATTTGAATAAGTGCCTCTTCAACAATTGATTTATTTTTTTGCATAATAAATTGTTATTATTTTAACTAATAAATAGTGCCCAAATCAAAAAAATTTAGGCTGAGTATAATGTAAAGTTATTTTTTCCCATAGTTGTTACTGTCGCGGTTGGGAAATTTGTAGAAACCCACGACAACACGTTAGCAGCTGTTGTATCAAAGACTAATATTCTTGATACCGTAGAACTTTCATTAATCGATACAACAAACCCACTCCCACTAGCATCATTAACATAAATTGGTGTAGAAGTCCATGGAATAACGTTATATTGTGTAAGGGATAAAGCCGTTGCAGCTGCGACTCCATCTTCAATTGTAGAGTCTTGTAATATTTTATTACCGTCAGGGTAAGATAAGATAATATTCATTGTACTTTTTGTTTATAAATATCATCTAAATAAAAAAAGTGGTCAAAGACCACTTTATTCAATTACTTCATCAATCTTACTTTCAGATACGGAGGTGATTCTCCAATCATGTGAGAAACCTTCGTATTTTTTGGTAACCTTTGCTTCAACGTCGGTTACTGAATACCCTTTAACAAGTTTTTCCTCTCTGATTTTTTTGATTTTACCAGAGTTTTCATCAGGTAAATCGTAAGTAATTTTTGCTACAAAAAATTTTTCGTCCATAGTTTGAATTTATCTACCTAAATAATCGGTCAATTTTTTCATTAAATCAAGCGACTTATTCGAGCTAGGTTCTATTTCTATTCTTTTTTCTTCTTCAAGATTTTCTTCGTATTTCATTCTATCATCCGCATTTGGGAAAAGATAAGCACCTGGTGTTGATGGAGATGATACTAAATCGAAACAAATTAGTTCGAAGTCATCTTGAACCTCGTTTCTTTCCCCAACCTTTTTTAATGATCCCACACCTCTTGATGATACTCCCATAGTAACACCTTGTCTCATCAAGTTCGCAGCAATGTCCCCTTTAGTTGACACAATACCGCTTTCGTGGAAACCTGGTGATGTCAATAATTTCAATTTACCCATCAAAACATTCCCTTCCCACCATATATCAGTGATTAAATGGGAGACACGATCCAAATCAATTAGTGATGATTCAGGATGGTTCAACTCAGAAGTTGATAGTCCTTTTTCAATTATTTTTTTGTATCTGTCCGCTTCTCTTTTCAGAATTTGTTCAGGGTAGAATCTACCGTTTCTATTTGGAGTGTTATACTTCTGTAATACAGCGTAAAATTCAAATGGTTTCTTATGATCCATTGAATTATTTTCCTTAAGGAAAGCTTCATTTAACTTATCATGAGGAGAAAGATACCCCGCATCGTCTTCAATTAAAATTCCCTTACCTATTTCGTGGGGACCAAGTATTCTCAATTGTTTCATTAAAGATTTTACTATAAATATACTTTGAGATACTATTTTACTAAATTACCGTTTTTGGTTAATGTAAAATCAAAGAATTTATTGTTTTGAAAATTTTCGTAATTTATTTTGTAAACTAATTTTTTTATTGAATCTCGGACTTTTGTTGATTTGAAATCTAACTCTGATAATGTGTAAAGGTTAATTTCGAGATTGAGAAATGATTTTTTTCCGAATACGATTCCACTTGTTCTGAGATCCAAATCGACAATTGTTTTTTCTTCATATAAGTCTCTATCGATTTGATTGTAAACTGTATGTTTTATTTCTCTACTTAAATTACATACGATACGATTCCAATTGTCTGATATAATTTTTGGGTTAACCCAAGATTGTATGTTTATGTAAATTGATTTTAAATTTTTTGAATCCACCGTTCCATAATTTACTTTTAACGATTCAAAATTATTAATTTTAGAAGTTTTTCCTTTTTTCATTCTTTTTCATGTACAAAATGTTTATTTATTTTTATAAAAATAGAAAAAAAATTCTCATTAGTCAAAAAAAATAGGAACAAGAAAATATATGTAATATTATGATTATAATCGAAATAGGTAGAAATGATAACATTGAGAAGGCATTAAAGACTTTGAAGTCCAAAGTTATCAAAACAAAGCAACAAAAAATTCTTTTCGAGAGAAAAGAATTTGTTAAACCTTCTGTTCAAAAAAGAACACAGAAATTAAAGGCAATATATTCTCAAAGACTAAAGCAAGGATTAAATTGATTTTTCAAGTGAACTTAATCTAATAAAGTTCATTTGATTAAATTCTTCGATTCTAAGTCGATCAATTGTTTCAGAGATTTTAGTTTTAATCTCGAATTCGTTTTCTGCCTCTAATATATTTTCTAATTTTTTTATAGCACTTTCTTTAATTGTAGAGAATTCTTCTTCTAATTGTGTTTGGTTTCCTTTCACAATCTTTAAAAAATCTTTTTTAGCAGACTCGTCCATTGTCTCGATATAATTTTCTAAAGTTTGGTTTGCAACATTAACCATAGACTTAATCGGTATATTAATAGACTCTTGTATTTTTTTGGGTTCTCTCATCAAATTCTCGATGATATTTTTTTTAGCCTGAACTCTTTCTGAAATATTTAAATTTTTAGAATAAACAATTGTATCTAAATTTTCATATTTGTTCGGAACACTTTTCGAAGTGAACCTTGGTAACTTGGATGTACTGATAATGTTTTGAATAAGAGAGATTCCCTCCTCCAAATATTCTTTGGCGTCTAACTCACTCAATCCTTTTTCGGAAGTAAGATCATCATAAAGAGCATAAAGTCTTGAAATTGATTTATTTGTCAATACGTTTTGATGAAATTCATTCATCACTTTCTTGAAGCCTTTGGGATCTTTGTACGACTCAATTAAGCTCTCTTCTATTATGGATTTTACTTCTCCGAATGTCATGGACTGCATTTTTGTTTATAAATATTATGAGTTTAATAAGTTGTCTAACTCTTTTTCAATTTCTCCCAAAAATTGTTGTCCTTGACTTAAATCTAAAACCATTTTACCTCTAATCATATCGTTCTCAACAAGAATATTCATGTTATCAAATCTTGATTCAGGTACTGTTGGTTCACCACCTGCTGGTGCCTCTTCTCCTCCTGTAGGTGCCTCAGGTGCTGCTTCAGGTTCTGTCGGTAATGAACCTAACGCTCCACCACCACCTCCTGGTTCTGGTATTTCAGTTTCGCTTGAAGCTGTTGATGTGGATCCTGTTGTAGATCCATATAATTTATCGATGTTATCGAATATTCCTGTTTTTTGAATAACTGCAGGTGTATTTTTAAGTTCTTCACCAACAGCCTTTTCGATTCTTTGTTGTTGTAAATCAAGTTTGATTTCTTCATCTGAGAATCCAAGAATGTGTTTCTTAGCCCATGTAGATGAAACAGGTTGAATTCCGTTTCCTGGATCCGAAACTGCATCTTTGTATAACAATATCTTTTCCTTCCAAACATCAATCTTAAGAAGATCTGCTTGTGTTGAAGGATTTGTAAGTCCTAATGTAAAGTTTCCAATTTCTTCTTCAAAACCATTTAAGAAAAGGTGTATGATTGCAATTTTATTAAGTTCTTGCAACATACTCTTTTGAATTCTATTAATAGTTCTTGCGAAACGAATATCTTGAAGTGATAAATTCTTTCCGTCTCCAACAACATCTTCAAAACCTAAAAACGCTTTAGGTACACGAAGTGCAGTTAAAAGTTTTTTCTGAATATATTCAATGTCAGCAATCTCCGCTAAGTTCTGTGCACCTGGTAATGTATCGATTGGAGATGGTGCTGCAGGGTCTCTAACAGGAACGAAATAATCTTGGTCAACTGCCATCTGATTAAATCTCATGTCAACGTTACCTGTCTTTTGATCCACAACTTGATCTCTTTTGAATTTGTTGGCAACACGTTGTACGTATGCTTCAACATCTTCATCATTCATATTACCAACAAAAACTTTGAATATTCTTCTTTCAGGTG